TCATAATCAAAATTTAAACGCTCTGCTGCTCTTAAATTTTCTTGATCTTGCTTAAATGCTGTCTCTTCTGCTTTTCTTTGCATGTCCATAGCTTTTAAATCCACCTCTTGTTGTTTAATTCTAACAAGTGGATCCTGTTTTGCAGCGTTTGTTTGCATTTCAGTCTGTACTAACTCTTGTGTTATCTGTGCTGCAACCTTTGCTACCTCAGCTTGGAATAAAATATCAAATTGTTCTGGATTTTGTTGTGCCATCTGTTGCATTTGTGGGTCTTGTGCCATCATTGCTTTAACAGTTGCTTTGGCTTTGAAAGATATGTGGTCAGAGATGTGTGATTGCATCAATGCATATACTTGTGGATTGATTTGCACCATTCGTGATGCCATAAATGCCATGTGTGCAGATATATGTGCATCATGATCTTGAAATTCAAATGCTGTTAGTAGTTGCATCTGCAGTGCACGTGCGTTTTCTTTCGCTGGATCTAACGGCTCTGGTTGTTTTGGTGCTGGTTTAAGCAATCCTTCAATTTGTTTTGTACCTAATGCTTCATAAACACGTCTATATGCTTCATGAATGTTGTGAATTTGTGGATTTGTTTGTGCAATTTGCAATTGTGTCTGTGCAAGTGTCACTCTTTGCGCCATAGACATGATATTTGGGTCAGCAACTGGCAAAATATCGACTCTTTCATCAAAATCTGATTGTTTTATTTGTCTAGGGCCACCATAAACATCATAAGGGTACTCAGGTGGCAGTGATTCTGCACAAATTTTTGCTAAAATCTTAAATTCTAACCTCATTGCGTAGTAACAACGCTTGTGAACACCACTCATGACACGTGAGCCACGCTCCATAAGTGCAATTGTAGTCCCAACTGCTCTATTTTGTGTGTCATTTCCAATATTTGAGTCAGTTATTGCTGCAAATTTTTGTCCTGCTTGAACTACAAAGCCTAATAATTGAAATAATGTTGTTGATGGTTCTGTAAATGGTAAATTAAAAAACTGATCTCGTATGTTTCCGCCTGGTGCATCCACATCTCTGAACTCTCCAGGTTGAATTGGTTGGTCATCATCTCTTACTCTGATACCTCTTGACTTAAATCCTGCTGGTAAATTTTTTAAAGTACCTGCATCAATCAATTGTCTAAGTGATTGTGTTGCAGCTCTGCTCAAACCACCGATCATATGTGTTAAACCAAAACCATAAAAACCTAATCCTGGTAAAAATTTGTAGTGAACAAAATATTCTATTCTTGCGTATGAAATATCGTTAGGTTTATAATTTCTGTAGATAGATAAAATTTCTCCTGACCCCTCGTCAATGGTTACAATGTAAGGAATTTTTATTTTTTTTGCTTTGTCATCAAAGTCTTCGTAATCTTCTAAGTTAAGATCGACATGCATCTCTAAAATTGTATGCAACATATCGGACTCAGTTCTCTTAACTCCTTGTAATTCGTTTACCTTTTGTTGTACTTGGTCTGTAGTTTCTCTTGGCGATGCAAGTTCAATGTCTCGGTAAAAACCACCAGCCATTTTTTTGGTGACTTCGTTTTCAGTCATCTTAATGATGTGTGTAATTCTTTCACAATCTTTTAAATCAGATGCATAGTATGGCACCACTAAATCTTCAGCAGGTATAAATTTAGAACAAGGTCGTCCTAACATTGCATCGTAATATATTTTTTTAAACGTGCTACCGGACAATGGTAAATAAAATAACATCTGGTCCATATCTGTTGTATATTCTTCCATCTCCTCCATAAGCAAAAAGTTCATGTATTCTTTCACACGATCTGCTTGTGCTTCTATTTGTGGAGATTGTAACCCTACGACTTTTGTCCTTACTGGACCATCTGAGGGAATTAATTCTTTGTAAGCTTGTGCTTGAAATTGTGTTACAGACTCAGCAAGTAATGGGTGTGTAACACCGCTTGCGCCTTTAAATGGTTTTGTGACTTCTTGGTATTTTGTACCAAGTAATTCTAATCCTTTGATGTAAGCCTCTTCCCATTCTTTTCTAGAATTTTTATCTTTTTTGTATTCAGCAATTAAATCACTTGCCATGGATTGAAGTGTTCTCTCATCCATATCTTCTGCAAGGTTTGCATTGAAATCATCTTGAGGTTTCTCTTCAACCATCTCCTCACCCTCAACAGAAACATCTATTGGTAAACCCTCAGGTTGCTCTTGCACTTCCTCGGTGACTCTAGCTTCTTCCTCAATAATTTCGTTATTTTTCTCTACGGCCATTACTAATTGTACCTTATTGGTTTAAACATATCTACTACAAGTCCACCTCTAGCTTTATAAGTTTTCTGTGTGCTTCTCATAAGCGGTGTCACTTTAATCGCAAATGCATCAAAATACAACCTTGGATCTCCTTCTGGAATTAATTTGTATCCAGACTCTGGATTCATTGAAGTTGCCTCATGATATTCACTAGTAATTTTTTTACCTTTTTGTACCTTATCTGGATATTTAAATTCATCTTTTTTAACTTTTTTGTATGGCATTTTAGGATCTGATAGTGAAATCTTTGTTGGTTTAGCCTGTGTATTATAAAATCTAGCTGAACGTTTCATAAGTTCTGGCATTACAGCTTTACCCTTATTACCTATGCCTTTTCCTGTTGCATAGCCATAGAATCTTTCGTTACCTGCTTTATATCCTTGTCTGAAACTTAATTTATTAAACGGAGCTACAGCTACATAGTCAACACCCTCACGTGCAGCTTTCTGCATTAAATATTTAAGAGCATGGTCTCCATAAGCATCTGCTTCAACCATAGGAAAGTAATCATATTTTTGAACTCTACTTGAATAAGGTTCTGTCGATGGTCTAAATACATTAT